AGAGAAACATTTGAAAATCATTTAAGTCAAGGGCAATTTATAAATTAGAGAAAGTATATGGCAAAAGGTATCAATTTTAGATTTCCTTTAAGATCGGAAAATGCTGGTTTCTTTGCGCAAAATGATACAACGGTGGCAGCAATAAGAGAGGATATAAAAATATTGCTGTTAACCTCGAAAGGTGAGAGAATAATTCATTCTGATCTTGGTACAAATATATCAACATTTTCAGGTGAATTATTTGAACAAATAAATCCAACTGAAATACAGATGCGTCTAGAATCTGAAATTAGATCTACTTTAGAACAATGGATGCCTCATATAAGATTAACAAATTTAGAAGTAATTTTAGAAGGTGAAGAAGATGATACTATTGGCATAGAAAGAAATGATGTATTAATAAAAATGAATTATGTTATAGTTGATGCAGATAATTTTAATGATTCTGTGCAGTTTAGAGTTGGGCCTGTCCAGTAGCCTGGATCGACCATGGAACGAGAGAGAATAAATGGCTAGAGAGAGATTAAAAGAAGTACGTAATGTAAACTATTTGTCAAAAGATTTTGATGCTATTAAGCAAGATCTTATTACATTTACAAAACAAAATTTTCCAAATGATTTTCAAGACTTTAATGAAGCGTCAGGCGGTATGGCAATTTTGGAACTTGTTGCATATTTGGGTGATCTATTTTCATTTTATGTTGATAAGCAAGTAAATGAAACATTTATTCATAGGGCTTTGGAAGAGAAAAATTTAGTAGGTCTTTCAAAGACTCTTGGCAGAAAACCTAAATTAACTACACCTGCTGTTGTTGATTTAAATTTGAGTGCTGTTATGCAGGCAACAACAAGCGCTAATTCTTTATTCACAGTAAAGAAGGGAACAAGAGTTCAAACAACATTAATGCCTTCGCAAACATTCGAGATATTAGAGGATGTGAATTTTTCATTAAGCGCAAATAGAACTATAAGTGATCAAGTAGGAGGTTTAATTACAGCATCAATATCATCCATATCGGCAGTTGCTGGTGAATCAAGAACATTTACATATACTGCTGGAAATGCAACTCCATTTCTTAAATTATCTTTGCCAAATAAAGATATAACTGAAATAACTTCTGTTTCTTCTAATGATGGTTTTGAGTGGAATGAAGTTGATCATTTAAGCCAAGATACAATTTTTATTGGCGAAGATAATACTACATCAGCTTCTGGCGATACACCGTTTGTTCTTAAAGCTAAAAGAGTACCAAGAAGATTTACTACTGAAGCGGAAATAGATGGTGGATTAAGTATAAGATTTGGTTCTGGTGTAGAGAAAAATTTAGAAGATAGCGAAATAATTCCTAATCCATCTGATTTTGTGTTACCCCCTACACTTAGAGGTTCTGCGTCTGGATTTACTGCACCAACTATAAATTCAGCACAATTTCTTAAAACTAGAACTTTAGGTTTGGCACCAATTAATGTTGGTATTGATATTACTTATAGGCATGGTGGTGGTCTTAGAACCAATGTTGGTTCATCTACTTTACAAGCCCTAAGAAATGTTAATATTACATATAACACGCCAAGTTTTTTAAGTGTCTCAGGTGGTGTAGCAGAAAATATTGAAAGAAGTTTAAAGATTAATAACCCTTTCCCTGCATCTGGCGGATCAGACAGAGAAAATGTTACAGAAGTAAGAGAAAATGCTGCAGGGTTCCATGCGGCACAACAGAGAGCAGTAACACTTCTTGACTATCAAATGCTTTCTTTAAGTATGCCATCAAAATTTGGTACAGTATTTAGATCATATGCTAGAGCTGATAAATCAAATAATCTTGGTGTAGAATTATTGACAATTTCACAAAATACAGATGGCCAATTGGTAAAAGCTGGTAATGTTCTAAAAAATAATATAGAAAATTATATAGGTAGATTCAAATCGTTTAGTGATTCAGTAAAAATTAGTGATGCAAATATTATAAACATAGGTGTAGATTTCACTATATTGCCAGAACCTAATATAAATGCTAATGAGGCATTATTAGCATCATTTTTCTTATTGAAAAAATTATTTGATATAAGTCAAACTAATTTTAATGATTTTATAATTTTACCAGAAATATCTGCAAAATTGCAAGCTTTAAATATTATAAGATCTGTTCCTGCATTCAAAATAACAAATATAACAGGATCAAAAGATGGAAAATCATATTCTAATACAGAATTTAATGTTGATGCAAATACAAGTAAAGGAATTGTTCAGTTTCCTGAAAATTCAGTTTGGGAATTAAAATTTAAAGATCTTGATATTATTGGTAGAACTGTATAACAAGGCAGACAATTATAAAATGGTGAGAAAATAGATGAGTGTAAAAAGAGCATTTGCATTACAAGATACATATATAGATGAACGAAGTTTAACAGCAAATCTTGGATTATCGCCAATCTTACAAGTTCATAATATTTTTAGTACTGTTAAAGATAGAAAAGAATTTGCAAGGATATTCATCAAGTTTAATTTATCAGCTTTAACGGGATCAATTAATGCAGGTGATTTACCCGATCCAACAACTGATTCAACTGTTTCTGCATATTTATACATGTTTGATGCTAAGCACGAGGATGAAATAGCAACTTCATTCAATATTGATGTTCATCCTTTAACACAAGAATGGGATGAAGGAAGAGGTTTAGATATTGAAGATTTAGCTGAAACAGGGTATGCGAATGCCTTATCTGCGCAGTCTACAGTAGCTTGGACAACAACTGGTGGAAAATTTAAGATTGATGCTAGTTCTGCTACTCAACATTTCAATCATGGTGAAGAAAATCTACGTGTTAAAATTACTGATTTATTTGTTGATTGGTTAGGTGGAAATACTGGTAATTTCGGTGTTGCTATAAAAATGAGTGATGCACAAGAGATTAAGACAGGCACTAATTCAGCTTTATCTCATAATTTCAAAAAGTTCCACGGAAGAGAAACTAATACAACAATGGCCCCATACATTCAGTTAGAATGGGATGATTCAATCAAAGATGACAGAGCAGAAATATCATTTAATAGCACAGGTAATTTATATTTCTATAATATTGTTAATGGTCAATTACAAGATCTTAATACTACAGGCCCATTTCCGGGTAATATTACAATAAGTGGCGATAGTACATCTATTAAAACTGGATTAGTTGCCGCTAGGAAGTCTAAAGGTATTTATAAATGTGATATAGGAACATTACCTCTTACATCAAATACATATTCAACATTTAAAGATAATTGGTTTGTTTCGGCATCTCCAACTGCAAATTATGCATTTACATTTACAACATCTAATCCTGCATCTGGTTTTGATAATTTTAAAACTTCTGAATATAGAATTTCGATGCAGAATATAAAAAGAGAATATGAAAAAGGTAGCAAAGGAAGAGTAAGAATTCATATAAAAGATGATTCTACGACATTTACTGCATTGACTGCTGCGACAACAGCAGTAACAAACTTTATTGTAACAGACGGAACAATAGAAATAAGAGAATCAACTACCGATGAAGTTGAGGTTAGTGCTTATAATATATCAAGAGATGTTAATGGTAATTTCTTTGAAATTGATACAGATAATTTATTTATTGGTGTAAAATATAATCCTGTTCTCAAATTAAATGTACGAGGCGAAACTATATATGTAAGTGACCCTGATACGTATGAATTTAAGGTAATATAATGTTACTTAATGAAATATTAGATAGACCATATCCTTGGAAATGGCATAGGAAAGATAATCGCGAATGGTGGGGAACTTTTGCAAAAGAACCTGCACCAGGTGAAAAAATAAAGCACGAAGATTTATATACAGTTCAAATAGAAAGTATAGATGATCCTAGTGTGAGGTCGCAGACGGCCGTTTGGGAAATATCATTTAGTGACGGAGCAGGAAGACAAGGTGTTACAAAGACTGGTAATGAATTTAAGGTATTTGCTACTATTATGGATATAGTTAAAGATTTCTTGAAGAATAAGAAACC